CTCCGAGATCTCGGTATGGGCGATCCAGGAGCAGCGCGTTTCCGGAAGGCTCTTTCAGTAAGATGATCATACATGGAGGGCGGAGATTGCAGCATCGCCCTGCTTCTTGCTCCTACCTCGACTTTCTTTCTGGAACGACTTGGAGCTGCTCCAGTTTTCCAGACATCAGCCGCCGAGTCATAATACAACCCAACGCTTTTTCCGCACATACCAACCATTCCATCCTCTTGCATGGTGGTGAGTTTGACTTTTACCCATTCTATGCGGGGCTTGGCGAATCGATTGACATCGGCATTGTAGTCGAAGAAAGAAACCCTCCCCGAACAGAGTTTTGCCAGTACGTCAGTATTTTGTAGATTTCCATCTACAGTCACAAACTTTTCCCGAAACGCGAGATCTATTTTGGCTTTGGTCGCGGGCCATTCGGCCCCTCCTTTCCCCATATCTGCAACCAGTTTTAGAGCGTGTCTCTCGGGAACCAACAAGTTCAAAAGCAGAACTGCGTCGGAAGCTGCCCTAGCCACAGGAGTCGCGGTCAGTAGCAAAACTCGTGCTGCATTTTTACCGGAAACATTCCGCGACTTCCACAAAAGTCTACATAGTGCCGGGTAGTTTCGCTCGTTCTCTTGTACGTCGGACTCGGAGGCGGTTACAAGCTTGTGTGCTTCGTCCACGATGATAAAGCAGTTTCTCAGAGGATCTGCGGTGCAATCCTGGTCGCCATTCCATTTTTTAAAAGGACACATCGTTCCTTCAAACCGCCCAGACGCCACATTGCTCATTTGCTCGTAGCTTTTTATACAAAGAGCGCGGTCGAATTTTACCCCCATCTCCTTCCATATCTCAAGACCGCGCTCTACAATGGCGCGTTGCTGGGCCTCTGGATCGTTTCTGATTTTTTCCATCGCGGCCGGATTCTCCTTTTCCAAAAGATGCCTGACAGAAGAGACCGATTTCGACCGGAGATAAATTTGCACATTGAAATCCGCGCCTTCTGAAAACGCGGCCTTTAGGTATTCGTCATTGTCTTTGAGACTTTTCTTTGTTACGATCAATATGATCCAACCGGCCCGTGCATAGATGGACGCAACCGTCATGGCGGTGAATGTTTTACCAGACCCAAGCGAATGATACGCCAACACATTCATATTTGGATTATTGGGGTGATGCACGTGGTACATGAGTCGCTGCGCAGCATTGAGAGTTCCCTCTTTCTCGTTACAAAGACCTGATTCAGATATGCCATCCGAATTCCACCGAAACAGACCAAAATGTCGCGCGATATAGTCTTGGACCTCGGTCGGCGATCTGCCCGCGGCAAGAGGATCGAACAGAGGCGGGGGTTTAAGCTCGAATATGGACACGCATGGTCTTCCGCGTATGTTTTTGTATTCTGGACAAGAATTCTCCATATCCGATGCTTCTGACTCGAGCTCGGAGAGATCATAACTCACGATGTCTTGCAATTCCGTTCCAAATTTATCTCTAAGTACATCAAGCGCATCCTGCATTCCTGAAATCCTCACCAGCAATTTACTATCCTGGTCTCTCTGAGTCATTTCGGCGAGTTCGGATGTGCATTGGTCGAATTTTTCCAACAACTCGGGCAATTTTTCTTGTATTTCCTTGAACGACTCAAGAACTTTTCCAGCAGCCACGCGTTTGTCTTTCGCGTGGTTGCTCATAAACATCCTGTGCTTCCGAATGCATTCCAGAAAATAAGAGTTAGCTTCCTTGATTGTATTGGCGATTGCAGCCAGTTTTTCCTCTGAACTCATCGGTGTTTATTTTCATATTTCCAGAAAAAAATTCCAAAAAACAAAAGAGCAATGAGCTTTTTGTTGGATCGCAAACATCAAAAAAGAATCCGAACCGCGTCCAGAAAACAAACCCACCCACACCCCGCGCCCCACCACCACCACCCCCAGAAGAATTCGGGCGATGGGGTCTGTTTTCTACAAGTTTTACAAGAAGAGCGACTCAAATGTGTCGAACAGAACAAGCGCGCAGAGGCTTCCATGCGACAGGTCCAGGCCCTAGAAAAACTTTTAGAAAGCGCAAAAACCTTGGCGAATCTTAACAAGCTCAAGCATCAAATACTGGCGGCAAAGCGAGAATGTCGTTTTGTTCGGAAGACAGTGGCGGAATTTGATGCCAAAGCAGCTCCCTATCTGGAATTGTACCGCAATCGCAACCTGCCAGATAGCAAGCTAGCGAGTCTTTTTTTATCGGATGTGGGAGCGGGTTCCGAACACAGGGTTGGAGAATCAAGAATCGACTTTATAAACGTGGACGTGTGTCCCCGATGCAAAAATGACTATGTATACCTAACGGAAGAAAGCATGCTATATTGCAAACGCTGCGCGGAAGGCAAACTCTACATCGATGCGACCAAGATGACTGTTGCGTACGGAGAAGAAGTCGAGTTTGTTCCGTTCCAGTATCTTCGCATCAATCATCTTATAGAGCTACTCAATCGTCTCCAAGTGCGCGGCACCACCAATGTACCCCCCGAGTTCATGAACCTTGTCATGCAGCACCTGTGGACATCTGAAAAGGTATCGCAGCCGTCCGACATCACCTTTGCCATCGTAAAGAAAGCACTCAAAAACATCAAGACGCAATACGCCCGAAAAGAAAATGCGTCCGAGTACATCATGTATTGCGACCAACCCATGCAAGTCTGGTGCAAGCTTACGGGAGGACAGCCTGTTCGGCTTTCCCCAGTGGCGGAAGAGAAAATCCGGCTCATGTTTCAGAAGATACAAGCGCCGTTCGAAAAACATTGTCCAGAAGAACGCAAGAACTTTCTTTCCTATCCATATGTCATGCACAAGTTTGTATCGATGCTGGGCTTGTTTCATTTGCTCAAGTACTTTCCACTCCTGAAAAGCAAAGACAAGCTGTGCGTGCAAGAGGAAATTTTTGAGAAAATATGCAAAGATCTAGGCTGGAAATTCATATCGATCGCAGACTCCATCAAGATGGCAAACCGCACTGACAACACATCGGAACTATGTACTGATCCCTTTTGGGAACCTGGGTTGGACCGAGAACAAACATCTTCCGACAACACACGCACTCGACTTCAGAGTTAGGCTGGTAATCGTATGCCGAAAAGAAGTACTTTTTTTTCCACTCTCCATTATTCACAGATAGCAAAGGCTGGGGCCATGTCTGCTGCCGCGAGCCCTGCAACAACCAGTCTCGGAAGCACGTGTCTGTCATAAGTTTTAAACTTTTAAAAAAGAAAAAATAAAATCTTATTGTAAAAGTAAAAAATGAGCTCCTCCACCTCTTCTTCTGGGTCTATGTGTGCCAGCTGGGATTCTGCAAGCAAAGCCGGGGCTTCTATAAACTCTGGTCTATTGTTCCTAGTCGTTTCGCTCTTGTACGGCGTCACAGGGCCTTTACTAAACGTCAAGGGGTTTGATGCCTTCAAATTCAAGGGAATGGGCGTTGCGACCATATTGATTTTTTCGATTTTATTCGGCGCGGTCATGTTTGGAATGATGCAATGGAAAAAGAAGTCGTCCAGTTCAAAATGCAAAGAACTTACCGTATCTGACAAGGCTCTGTATTCCGCACTTGATATTGTACCGTTTTTAATTTTTTCTGTTTTCGTTATGTTGACCTCTCTTCCCAAAACTTGGGGGAGTGCCGGGCTCATTGTCCTTCACGCGGTTGTGTTTTATGCGCTTTCTTTATTGTTCATGAATCCCATGATGAAAACGTACTATAAGATTTGATTAAAAGAGAGTATTGTTATCTTTAATTATTTTTTCAAGTTCCTCGATTGTTTTTGTATCGATTTTTTTATTTTCCTTTATATAGCTTAACACCCATTCAACTAGACCCTGAATGTCACCATATGCCACCTTATAATCGGAGTTTAACTTGCTAGATTCTATCCATTTATCATAAGCATGTTTATTATCTTTTGTTAAATCATCGATTTGTTTTTCCAGCGACTCCATTTTTTTGACGCAAGAATTTTCAGAAGATGGGCCAGTTTTGGTGGATTGTGGGCTAGTCTTTTGAACAGAGTTAGTTTTGGTGGATTGTGGGTTAGTCTTTTTAACAGAATAGCCTGTCACAAATCCAGTGGCCAAGCCCGCGATGCTTGCCGAAAGAGCAGTCACAAGTATGGCCATCTTTCTAGCTTTTTTCTGTTTTTTCACCAAATCTGAAAACATAATTGTGTTTTTTTTATTTAATCCAAGTAAAATAACTATTAAAAATGTCAACGGTAGGACATCCAAACTTTAAGATATTTATTTTACCAATGGTAATAACAGTGGCTATTGCTGTGATTATTGGCGCAATATTTCAGGTTTTATTTGTTCAGTACAAGGATTCTGAAACTGTCGAAAACACACGCCAACTCTGGGTGGGGTCTTCTGGAATTATAGGAATTGTTGCCTCGACATTTCTGGCTTTTATAACTTTTTACTTGAGTGCGACTCTTCGGTATTCATTAATGAGTTTTCAGGAAAAGATGAGTGTGTTCAATGGGGAAGTGAAGAAAATTGCCGGCTCTTTTGCTCGTATGAACGAATCCATAAACAAAATTACAGGATCCTAGAGTTGGGGGGTGTTTTGCTTTGGCAAAGACGGAAAAATTGATTTCGGAAAGGAAAAAAAAAGCCATGGTCAAGATAGTGGATGAGCGCGTTCAATATCTCAGAAACCTTATCGAGTGGAATCACGAAGACTTGTTGGACAAGAAGTTTTTTAACGTCAAGGGCAATCAAACAATCGAAAAGTGTCTGGAATGGATACAAGAATCGAATTACAGAAATTATCGGTTGTTTCCGATGTTTTTAATATTATGCACTCAGTACCGACTGGACCCGACACAGTACGTCGTCGCAGACGCGAATATGACCGCTGTGCATAATTGGGATTCTAATGGCTTTTGAGCTTGGTTCTTATTCGGACGACTTGTTTTCCCGATTTTTCCTTGAAATCATTGACAAATTTAGTGACCCATCCAGCAACCCAATAAAATTCTTGTTTACACAATTTGAATGGCGGAATGTCCACAGCGGCGCGGTAGCATTTGATGGTTGCGCCGGCAGCCGATGTTTTGTCCATTATCATGGCCCCATAGTTTTTGGTGATTTGTTCAAACGCAAACTCAAAATCTTTAATTGTTTCGTATGTCCCGAAAAAATACTTGTATAGCTTTTTGCGATTTTCTTTATTGGCATCCGCCAACGCAACCACGTAATCAACATTTCCTCTAATGACTGGGGGTGTTGCGAGACCGTATTGAGAGGTCATAAAAACGGTCGTGTGGAAGTGTCTGCCATTCAGATGCAGCGTTCGGATGGGTTGAGAATTCATAACTTTTTTGTCAAACACGCAATCGTCCAATATCAACGCACCCTTTCTAGGTTTGCCGCTACGCACACACTTCTTGGACACCTCAATAAACTTCTCCGCTGCCTTCTCGTCGTATCCTGATCTGTATATTAGTTGTTGGGGAATCTTATCGGCAAAGAAATCTGCAGTACTTTCGGTTCCCACCATCGCGACACAAAAGTCATAATGATGTTTTGTATGATAGAGTAAATCATTCAGTAAAACTGTTTTTCCAGAATTACGCGGTGCAATGATCAACCATGTACTGTATCGTTTGGCCTCGGATGGTTTAAAAACTTCGACATCAACCTTGTTCATGGAGTTTATTTAACTAGACTTTTTTTTTTTTTTTAAATTTACCATGATTAATCTGCGGTGGCGGAATTTTTTCTTACCAACACAAAACGAGTATATTAATGGTGGTAAAAACTT